GCTAAAAATACCACCATTGAGGGTTTAACTAAAATGGCTGGCAAATTAGGTATCACTTTGGGTGATTCTCGCGCTGCTGCAACTGGTAATGCCCTTCCTGCTGTAGAACTTCTTTACGGGGGCATGAAAAAAGGCATGGCAGGTGTTGCTGTAGGGACTGGCGCTAAGTATGCCCAAAAGAAAATGGCCCAAGCCAAGCTAGAGCGCCTCCTTAAAATGATTGAAGGACGCGGAGAAACATTAGGGCCTGAGGCAACCGAAGCTCTTGGTGCTACTGCTGATCCTTTGGCTGGAATTGAAAATCAGCAGAAGATGATAAAATGACAAAAATGACTCCAGTAGAAAGCTCTACCATCAAAGCAATCGGCTATGATGTGCTGAATAGAGAATTACATGTGGACTTTCATAAAACAGGCAGCTATATCTACAGTAACGTACCGATTCAAAAAGCATCAAGCTTGCTCAATGCGGATAGCCACGGCAAGCATTTAAGTCAAATCATTAAGGGTCAGCACCCGCATAGGAAAAAATGACAGAAGAACTGAACAAGTTGGAGCTAGCTGTTGAAAAAGCCATACTTGATGTTCTTAATAATAAAAAATCCACTCCCGCAAACAAGATGCAAGCCGCCAATATGGGGCTAAAGCTTATTCAGGCTCGCAAAGGAATCACCGGAAAAGGTGAGGAAGAAAGTTTTTTCAGCAAAAAATAGGGGATATTATGGAAAATGAACAGCCAGTAGATGCCGAATTGTCCAACGTAGTGCGCGTCATTTCACAATGGAGGCTTATCTTGAATGCCCGTTTGTTAGCCATGCTTTCGTTGATAGGTGCAATGGTGATTTTTGGGTTTGTGATGTACGATCCATCAAATTTACGTTTGTGGGGGGCAAGTCTGTATTCAGTAGGAGTTCTCTGGCCTATTTTTATATTGTACGCCCGTAAAGGATAGCAGATTCAATAGAAGGTACTCCAAGGCTATTGCAACCCACTAAATAAGGTGGTAAGGTGTGTGCAAATAACTTTTGGAGTCACCATGAAAAAGATTCTTTTGGCCGCTACTTCTCTGCTTTTGATGGCCTCGGCAGCAAACGCACAACAATTTCCTTACACCTTGTACGATTGTTCAATCAGCTCGTTGACTGGTTCGTCGCAGCAAATTATTGCAGCTAACCCACAGCGTAAATATCTGATGATTTTCAACAGCGGTGCAAACCCTGCTTATGTTAACCTTGCCGGGGGTACCGCTGCAACTTCAGGTGCTAGCAGCGTAGCTCTTTCGGTAGGTGCTTCCATTGTTGTAAGTGGCCCAACTATTAGCACAAGCAAAGTAACTGCAATTGGTACTGCTGCACAGCCTCTTACTTGCTATGAAGGGAGATAGTCGTGCGGAAGCATCTTCTTCTATCCACGGCGATCTGCTTGCTGGCAACCGCCGCATACTCTCAAGTTATTATTCCATCATTATCTACAACAAATTCGCGTAATACCTATACGGGTTCTACTTCGGGTACGACCACGGTAGTAGCATCGTCAGTGGCTTCGGGTACTCTTACCCTTCCGGCTGCTACGGATACGCTTGTAGGACGCGCAACGACTGATACACTGACTAATAAAACTCTGACAGCTCCAACAGTGAATAATCCAGTCATTACTGGCCCTGCACCTGTAGCAGTAGGCGCAAGTTTGGCCGTTACTTCTGCAAATTCAAACGGAACTTTGCTTCTTAATACCGCAGCAGGTTCAACAGCAACGCTTCCAGCAGCTACTGGTACAGGTAACAGATACAATTTCATTGTTACCACCACTACTACCAGCGGTAAACATGCTGTTCTGGCTGCTTCTGTTTCTGATTTCATTAACGGTATTGCTATTGGTCAAAACGGTGGTACTGCAAAAATCTTTTCTTCTGCTGCTGCAACTAACCATTCTATTCAAATGCCTTTTACTGGTTCTCAGCCTAGCGGTGGTTTTATTGGTGATACAATTTCTTGCACCGATGTTGCGACAAATTTGTGGAATTGCAGCATAACTTATCAAGCTGGAACAACCCCAACGACTCCGTTCTCTAGCGCAACTTCATAGGAGATTTAGCGTGAAAAAATGGCTTACGCTTTTTCTCTTAGCCCCATTTGTTGCATTTGCGGCAGTTGGCCCTTTGGTTAATGCTTCTACCCTTACCATTACAACGGGCGGCACATGGCAAACGATGTTTGCAAAAAACCAGAATCGGTCAACTTTGTGGATTGAGAATCCTTGCAGTGCAACCACTCAGGGTATTACTACAGCAGAAAGCTTGTTTGTAGCGTTTGGTTCGGCTCCTAGTGGCGGCGGTACGTCTGGAACTTTTGAATTAGCCCCATGCGGTACTCTTACCATGACTGGAAGTTATATTAGTGAGCAGGCTGTTTATGTCTATGCAGCAACCACTAACCACGCATTTGAGGCAGCGCAGACACAATGAGAAAGATACTTGCCCTTCTTTTCATTTTATTTGCCTCACCATCCCTCGCCCAATTTGCTGGCGGGGGTATTTTTAATCCGCTTAATTCTACGACTCAAGGCCAAAGCCCAACGGGTCAGAATTACGCATTTAGCCCTGTATTAGCAGCAGGCGGTACAGTTCTTTGGCTTGATTCCAATGATTACGCTTCTTTGACTTTATCAGGCAGTAAAGTTGCCACTATCAACGATAAATCTGGTAACTCATACAATGCAAACCAATCGGGCGGTGCAAAACCAATTTGGTCATCAACTGGGTTTAATGGAACTGCCCCCGGCATGGATTTTCAAGGCCTTGATGACCTTGTAGTAACAGATGCATCAAATCTTCAAAATATATTTTCGGGCGGCGGTACTATTTCTTTGACCGCAATGGCTACTGGAAATGGTTCAAACAGCGCGATTTTTTATAAAAGTACCAATGTAGCAGGGGTCACTACTTCTGGTTATTCTGCTTTGTTTTATGGGTCTGGCTCTAAAGTAACTATGAGGTTTTCTGCTGGGGGTAGCACCACAACTGGTATATGGGATACTCCGGCAATTTTTGCGCTTAATGTTCCGTATGAAATAACTATTTCTTACAATACTTCTACGCCAACCGTAGCTCCAGTAATTACGGCCAACGGTGTAACTTTATCAATGACCACAGTTCAAGCTTTCTCGGGAACACCGGGAACAGATGCTGGTGGTAATTTAATTATTGGTAACAACCAAGACGGAGGTTTGCAGCCTTTCTTAGGTCAAATTGGACAATTTACTATGTATCGCGGCGGCGTACCTTCGTCATCGTTCCTTACGCAGCTTCAATCGTATCTTGGTGGGTTATCGGGCATCAAAACGGCACTAGTATCTGTCTTGGCTGGACAGAGCAATATGGTAGGTAACGGTGCAGTAGCAAATACTCCTTTCCCGTATACTCCAGCTAACTATCCTAATTTGCAGTCTTTGATTTGGAACGGGAACACTTTTAGCCCCCTATCATCCGGCAATAATAACCAAGGTTTAGATGCAAAAAGCATAGGGCCAGAAGTATCTTTTGGAGCAGCGGCTACAGCATTTACGGGACAACCTACCTATATTGTAAAATATGCAGTAGGAGCCACTAGCCTTGCAACTAACTGGAACCCATCCGGCCCCGGTGCTCAATGGACTGGTTTGACAAACGCAGTAAACGCAGCTTTGCCAGCGATTGCTTTAACCGGACAAATTGCGGTAGTGAATGATTTTATTTGGGATCAGGGTGAAACAGACGCGCAAAACCAAACTAATGCCAATGCGTATCAATCCAATCTAACGGCATTTGCAGCAGCTTTGAAGTCCACTTTGTTTGCAAGCTACACGTTATCTCCAAACTATTTATTTGTGATTGCAGGTTTGCCTAATCAGTCTATTGCGACGGTTCCTTATCAAGCAACTGTACGCGCTGCTCAAAAAGCAGTTGGTGCAGCAGCGGGTAACAGATACGTTGATACCACAAACTTAGCTCTAAACGCTGATAATTTACATTTCACCGCAGCAAGCGAAATGGCTTTGGGCAATACCTATGCAGCAATAGTTGATAGCACCTATGGAAGATTTACAGGGAGCGTTTTAAATAACACCAACTACAATCAAAATATCACGCTTCCATTGATTCTTGGTACGGGTGGATACATTGACACAATCGATACTATTGCAGCGCAATTCACAGGAAACGTGAACAATTACTACCAAGTAAGCATTCAAAATACCAATTCAGGATCAGCAGCAAGTTCCGATTTTGTTGCAACAGCAGATAACGGTACGGCCACGACCCATTTTATTAATATGGGTATCAATAGTTCTAATGGTGGAACTTCTCCGTTCACATCAGCTAATGCGGCCTATTTGTATTCAACCGACAACGAATTGGACCTATCTGCAAATGGGTCATCCGGCGTTGTTAATATTTATGCAAACGGTAACAAAGTCGGTGCTTTTGATGGAGTAGGAAAAACTCTTACTGTTCCTCAATTAATTTTTTCTCCTACAACTGGCGGCATAAAAGGAACTACCACCAATGATAGTGCGTCGGCTGGTATAGTTGGAGAAACCGTAACATCGACTGGTACGGCTGTTAGTCTTTCATCAGGTACTTCTGCAAATATTACATCTATTTCTCTCACAGCAGGGCAATGGTTAGTGTATGGGTCAGCTTCTTTTAACTTAGCTGGAACTACCACCGCCACCATATTTTCTGCTGGTATTAGCACTACATCAGCTACTTTACCAACCGTTCCAGATTTTGCGACTTATGCAGGTTCATATTTAACAGGTGGAAACCCAGCCACAATATTGACTGTACCACCACAAACATTAAAATTATCAGGAACTACAACAGTTTATCTTGTAGCAAACGGCAGTTTTGCTGTTTCCACTGCGACTTCAACAGGGAAAATAACCGCTGTAAGAATGAGATAAGACATGGCTACTGAATATGAATATTCTTTTATTCACGAGTTGATAACGGGTTTATTGGCAGGTGTTATGACTGTTTTGGGATACTTTGGTATGAGGATAGTAAAACAAGTTGATAATAATGATGTCAAAGTCAGTCTTGTGCAGAAAAATGTCAATGAAGTCCAAAAAAATTTGGACGAACATAAATTAGAAAGTTTTAAGACATTTGCAGCAAACAAAGATGTAAAAGAATCTTTTGAACGGTTACACGACCGTTTGGACGTAGTATCAGAGGACATTAAATCTTTGCTTGGGAGGCACTAATGCTTCTCAAACGCCAACCATCGACTGATGATGGGACACTGGGCGAGTTATTTGATGATGATGGTAATCACCTTTGCTACACCATCGAATTACCGTGGAAAGAAAACCTACCTGACAAAAGCTGCATTCCGCTGGGAACGTATGAATTCAACCGTTATATCAGTCCTAAGCATGGTAGTGTGTGGATAGCACGGGATGTACCTAACCGCACAAACATAGAGATTCACCCCGCAAACCTAGCTGATGAACTTCTGGGTTGCATTGGAGTGGGTGATACCATTGGAAACATTGATGGAATGGTTGCAGTTTTGAATAGCCGTTCAACATTTCGTATGTTATTATCTACTCTAGCTGATTCATTCAGCCTCACCATTCAATAGGGGATTTTATGAGCATTTGGACTAAAATTGTAGATTTTTTTGATTCAACCGAAACCGAAGTAGATACCGTATTTACGGAACTGGAGCAGAAGCTTCTTCCCGGTCTTGCTGCTTTGGCAAAACAAATTGAAGCTACCATCGGCCAACAAGGTCTGACCATTTTAGAACAAGGTTTGGAAGATATTGGTACGGTCATTGCATCGGGCGGTAACGTGGGTGCTGCGATTGCTGCATTGGTTCCACAAGTTACGGCTCAAGTTAAAGAAGATTTGAAGCAAGACGCTGTGAACGCAGCGCATGGTGCTGTATCACTCATTATTGCTAACCTGCCCAAACCCGCTGCTGTGGTAGAAGGCGCTTCTCCAACGGTTGCATAATGTGGTTCAGTGTTGCATTTGCAGTGGTTAAATCACTCATTGGGGGGTGGCTGGACAGGTTGTTCAGCGCCCACCAAGAGCAGGAGGACATTAAAAATGCCATACAACCTTACAAAGATGAAGCGGAGGCTCTTTCTAAGCCTAGCAATAGCGTCCATGACAATGTTGTGCGCTTGCGGGACGACGAATAAGCCTGTTCCTTATTTCTGCCCTTCCCCTGTGATACCTGACAGAGCTACCCTAGACTGGATAGACTCTGTCAGGACTCCCCCTACGTTTGCAGTTTGGTTTGATAAATACACCAAGCAGCAGGAGTTCTTCAAACGCGGGTGTGTAAATTAAGGCGTAGTGATAAATTTGTAAAAATTATTAGCCAAGCTAAGAGGATCACTCAAAGAATGGGATTGAACGGCTTGTTCGACGCACCATTGTTTCAGTTTAATGGCTTGGGCTATTTTTAGATAGATTTTGGCTTCGTCCGTTTGTTTTTCGGCTACGTCAGCCAGTGATGGTGGTTCTTCCGTCATTGGATGCCTCCAGTTAAATTGAATGATGGGTCAGTGCGTAGTTTGTTCTCGAATTTCTTTTGGGAACGAGCCTCTAAAAATTTCTTGTCCACCTGCAAATTCAAATCAGCGTCGTAGTTTGAAACCAAGATAGAAGTTACGCTCTTGCTGTAAAAAGTAGCAGAATGAGCGTGCTCATCATCAATAGTGATAACATTTTCATGGTTTTCAATTAAATTCATCACAGATTTACACGCAGCATCCACCTTTTCTTTGGTGTTGTAAATCAAGCTAATGACTTGATTATGGTGACTTAGAAGAATACTAAGCTGGTACATTTACGCTTCCTTTCTGATTAGTGTTTCAATGTCCATTTGCTGATCCCCTACAATGACGCCGGGGACAGGTAGTTGACAATCCAGCAGCTTTGCAATGTAGGCATAGTCAAAAGTGCGAATGACCCTTTCTTTAATTGCCAGCGGATAGGCTTCTTGTAGGCGGTCATAGTCGGTGATTTCAATTTTGTAGCGTCGTTTAGCCATGGTTTACTCCTTCTGCTATGGTTTTGAGTTCGTCTTTAATCGGATGGTATTTCTTTTTATCGGCAGCAGTAAGAGCTTTCCACCATGATTCTAGGTGTTCAATCCCTTTAGATGCCTCGTCCGTAGCTATTTTTTTCTCCTCCTCGGTTAGAATGACTAAAGGTTTTACGGTAAATAGCTTCTTGCTCCCTCTGGTTGCAGTAAGCGCAATGGTCATAGGTTCGTTAATATGGCTCATGTGGCTTATTCGGATGCCTCCTACCTCCATACCCGCCCATTTTACCTTTTCGTCCCTGTAGACCGTCATAGAGCGTCCTGCGTAGGCTTTGGCATCATTGCCCCATGCCGCAACCATTACCCTGCACATTGATTTACCCGGCTTGTATGGCTTGCCCTGATCCCCTTCATAATGCACAGAAACGGGCTGCTCACCGCCTTGAGCAATAGCAACCTTGGTAATGTGAATGGTCTGGCTTCCACCTATTAAATCATCAGTATTTAGCTGGTCACTCTTGGCGACAATTACTTTGGTCATATCAGACATGCATTCCTCCTGTGCTGTAGTCTTGACGTTCCGTAGCAATCAGACGTAAATGCTCCGTTGAAAGCTTTTCCGAGAATTGCAGGATCATTTCGTCAATCTTATCGTAGAACACTCTAGCGGCCTCAATAATAGCCTCTTGAATCTTAGCGTCGGGATAGACTCGAAGTGTGTACATTGGCAGTCCACCACAATAGCTGATAAAGTCAATCCACTCTCTTTCGGATACCAAAAGCCCCGTCTGTAGCTGCATGACATATTCAGGGGGTACAGTACCGTTCAAAATGGTCTGAATCTGGTACTTTTGGGCGCGGGACTTGCACTCAATTAACCCATCATCCCCCACTAAACCGTCTGGCGAATAGCCCAGCGTAAACCCCCATTTGTCGTTAGTGATAAACCCTACTTCCGTAACAGGGGCGTAGTTCTCTGAATAAAGCCGACGTGACTCTATTTCGTCCTCATAGCCTCTTAGCATATTCATGTTTTCATAGGTGGGTTCAACGTGTTTGGTGATTTTCTGCGAAAGAATCTCATACACATGCGCCCGTGATTTGTCGTTATTGGCTGCTTTTAGCGTCGTTTCAGTAACGATTTTATGCATGTCACTCGCCGTTAAAACGCCACACCGTAAAGCCATCCAGTCCTGACTGCCTTGCACTACTTCTTCATGAATTTTAATCATTGACACCATCCCCATACGCAACCAGTTACAACAATGGTAATTCCTAGGATGAAATATCCTATGATTAACCCGAATAATATGATTTTAGCGCTCATGAAATTTTTACCGTTCAAGGTCGTTTAAGATTTTGGTTAAAAGAACCCCAATTTGATTAACTTTTTCTTTTGATGCATTGACACCATTCAAGGAAATGTTTGCGATTATAATTCCCGTAGATTCGCTAACAATACTTCCTATAAAATATTTTGAATCCAAGCTTTCAAAAGCACCTGTAAATTTAAAAGGAGTTAACTCATGAAATAAAAAAATATTTTTTTCTGTACTGCTCATCACTCCCTCACAATCACGGCTTGTTTGGCGATGAGGGCGTCTGCAATTTCTCCGCCAATTCTGAGCGCAAAAGATGTGCCGTTATAATTATCCATGTTGTACCCTGTGCGCGGCGCTATTAGGTCAACCAACTCCTCCCGCGTCCACACTCGCTGCTGGGGGAGGGTGGAGAGGGCTGCTTTGGCCTCTGGAATGCACTGTCGCCACAAGTCGTTCGGTAGTTTTTCACCGTAGGGGTCTTTTATAAGTCCCATTTTTTTTGCCGCTATGATTCTAGCTTCACGCTCCACCACCTCTTGCTGCGGCACAGGCGCTGTTGTGTGTGGAATAATAGCTTCCGCTGAAACACCGTTGGAACCAGTTGTTGGATTATACGGGCGATATTCATATTCAACAGGCGCGGCTAGCGCTTCATCGCGTTCACGCTTCATGGTCAAGAATGCCATAACAAAATCGGTCATGCTATTGTAAGTGTGGCGTTCGCCAGTACGCTCGCAAGTGAAACCGACTTTTCGCAATTCCAGTTCAGCCACAGGCGCGGCAACGCTGTCTAGGGCTGCTTTTTCAACGTTTACTTTCACCAAATCATAAAGCATTTTGTTCAATCTCTCTAGTGTCGCTCTGCGTGATTCAGTTGTCATTGGGTTGCCTCGTGTGGGAAATAAGCGGTTAGAAGAACTTTCTCTTTATTTAAACACCCCGAACGGCTATCAATCGAAGCACCGATTAAGCTGATGGCTTTTTTGGTAATAGGTTGACATAAATCGTGTGGTGTAGTTTGAATAAAAACTTCTGTTTCATCGCCAAACATCGTTAAAATTTCTTTCAGTTGCAATACTTTCATCACTCGCTCCTCTCGGTGGGTTGTTGTTCTAACATTTTCAACACATCAGCAAATTCATTCGCCACAATATACGCTTCGCCTACACAAATAATGGTCGTGCCTTCTACCTTGTAAGTATCGTATGTTTCTAGCACAGCATTAAAATCTACACCGACCATGCGCGGGTGAATTGAAACTACTTTGTCGGCAACAATAATTACCGCGTTTGCACTTTCACCGATACCTTGCAAATATAGCAATCTCATCACGCCCCCTCTTTCTGCGCTGCTGGTGGCGCTGGTAGTGGCATCCAGTGGGTAAGCAT